CCCTGAGAGCACCTTCCCGCCCGCCTTGTTCCAACGAAGGAACTCATCGAGGATGCTCGGGTCGGCTGAGTTGGCTTTGGCTTTCTTTAGCAGCGTAGATTTGACCAACGCACCAGTGCCTACGTTGTAGGCGAAGCACACAAGCGCATCGAACTGGCATTGGTTGAGGTTAGGTAGGTGTTTATTGACGGCTGCCTCGAATGGGTCAAGCGTAGATAGTAGCAATTGCGTTGCTTCCTTTTCGCCTGTTAGCTTTTCGCCGAGTAAAACTTTTTTGCCGTTCGGGTATCGTGTCGAACCGTAGCCTATGGTCGGCACGCCTGCTGGGCAAAGGTATGAACTAAGCCGCAAGCCCTCATACTTCTTAATCAGATTAAGACCGAGAATTGAGGTGCTGCGCATTAGATGATAAGGTATTGAAATGTTATAGATGCGTTTAAGACGCTACCAGCAACACCGTCAATTTGAATCTGCCCTAAATCCAAAGAGTCATTTGCACCAATTACTGAACCAGTGTAATTAGATGAATCATCTACTGATAATGTACCAATTAAATTTTGATTTGAGTTAAAACTTGATGGCACTGGCAAATCAAAAGTAAAAACAACACTTGTATCAGCAACATCATAAGCAACAGAAAATCTAAAAGAACAAGTTACAGTATTACCAACTTGCGACCAATGCATATCGCTTACACCGCCAATTGTAGTCGAACTTGGTGTTTCATTGCTAATTGTTGGAGCAAATACACCGCTATTCAATTGAGGCATCCCATCATAGATATTCTGCACCTCAATCTGCTTGCTGGTGTTGCTGCTTGTATCAACGATGTAGAAGATGTCATCGCTCGCTGCCGTTGCTAATGTTGTTAAATCGGTTACTTTTACGCCTGCCATAGTATGTGATTTAGGTTTTTACAAAGGTAGTGATTGTATTAATTCAAATTCAATGCCTTGACCTAATACTTCAATCGTTACATCATCTTCGAGTAAAAACCATCGATTATCATTTATTAATGGCCTTGAATAAGATTCAAAATTTTCGTCTGGAAATCCAAGTTCAATATTGATTAAATCAATATCATTTTGACATTGTTCTTCAGATTCGTATAAATAACCGCGTACTAACATATCACATTCTTATGTTATAATATGAGCCAATGTCCGAAATAATCCCATTCAATCTGATGTTTGTAAACACTGATTGCCTAAAAATTATAAGCTCCGAAATATAACCTATTAAACCAATGTTTTGAATGTTTACGTTACCCAGTTGCAAATTAGCTGCTGCGTTAACATTGCTTGGCGCATCAGAGTTTATATTGTTTATAACATTATTGTTATTGCAATAAACTTGCGACCTTTGAATATTTGGGATTACAGAATTATAGGATTTATAAACTCCTAAAACATTCAATCTATTTGCCGGTATTAAGTCTACCGCGGATGTAGCCGATGACCTACTGCCCGAAACGCTGCGAACAGTTGACCACCTAAAAAGATTATTTGAAACACTATCTTGATAAGCCCAAGTTATTCCACTTGACGTACTTGCATCTCCTCCATTTGTGTTATCTAATAACCAATAATTAGTATTTGGATTATCAACAATTCCTGTCTGTGTTACCATAAATAAATATTGCTCAAAGCTCCCATCTGTTGAATCGTGCAAAAATTTATAAGTCGCTGTCGAACCATTAACAAACATGACTTGATTACTGGAATTCCAAAACATTGACGGCAATCCATTTCTTAACTCAATTAACCCTTGAGTGTAAATAAATGGTTGAAATTGTGGACTGTTCTGAATAAAGTGATTGCCTCTACCTGATTGGTCATACAAGATACTTACTCGACCTGAATCTACTTTGCAAAATTCTGATATAGCTAAAATATCCAATTGATTGAATTTGTTAAAGCCTATATCTAAAACAGCATTGTCATTAGTCCTTCTTATTTGAATAAGTGGACCTGTATATCCTGACCATAATCTTCTTGCACATGACCACATGCTAAATGGCAATCCTATTATTGGCTGATATTTATCTGCAAATAATTCATTCCATCGCATTGTGTTTCCTAAATTCCAATTAGGATTTAATTGATTGCCAAAATTATTATTGTCAGAATAGTTCTTAAACAATCCATCCGAAGAAGATTGAGGCAATGAACTATTGCCAAAAGCCTGCCGCTTATTAAATCCTAAAAACCCAGTCATTATGCAAATTCTCCAACTGAAGCTCTAACATTAAGTGTTGTATTGGCTGCAACAGTAGTAACCGAAACGAATATCTTTTGCCCATTCTGAATTTGCAAATCATTGATTGCTATTTCAAGATATGGCCCTGCAACCGTTGCACTCATCAATGAACCGGCTGCAAAAGCAAGTCCTCTTACTACCCTGGCATTTGCGCCTGTATTATCAGTCAACCAAATGTAGAATATTCCAGCGCTTGGTGTTCCTGTTCCTATGAATTGATAGGATATTAATGTGCACTTAGCCCCTTCAGGAATTGCGCAAGCGTATAATTGCCGGAAACTTCCGCTATCAGATGGCGATGCCACAACTGCTGTGGCTGTATTGGCTGTGTCGAGGTTAACAACAGGGGTCTTCGGCAATAATGCGAAAACTGGTCTTTGATTTGCTGGCATTTTATGATGTTTTAGTAGTTGTAAAAAAGATATAAATCGCTACCCACTGCTGGATCATTGATTGCATTATCCACATAAGCCTTAACGGCTGCCTGTGTTGGATATAATGTGTTGCTTGTGCCTAATGTTGTTGCAGTGCTTTTGTTGGCTACGTCTTCAGGTGTGAATCCTAAAGCATTTTGCTTCCCATTGAACGTGCTCCAATCGGTCGAGCTCAATGCGCCTCTGTTGCTTGCGCTGGCAGTTGGTAGGTTGAAAGTATGCGTGCTGCTTGCCGAGCTGATGCCGAAGTCGGTGCCACTCGTGCCAGTTGCGAAATTTTGCACTTGAGCAGTCAAGCCGTTCAATGCGTTTAGCCCTGTCGTGAAGGTTGTAATTACTTGACAAAGGTTATTGTCTTCAGTATGAAGCGTAATGTTACGCCCCGATGTAGTTACGAAAATGCGTACTGCGAGCCTATCAGTTGCAGCCAATACTGTCGAAGGTACTGCAAGCGCACTAACGTACAAATCGACCACTATGCCGCCTGTAATCGCTTCGGGATTTGTTGCCCCTGAAGATATGAGCGTAAAGGTTGTGCCATCGTACTTGTACAGCTCCATGTAAAAGCTCGGGTTGCCACCGCCACTCGATGCGTTAAAGTAGGTTTCAAAGTTCCAATTGCCTGAAGGGATTGCCAATAGATTCGGGTCACCTGCATCGGTTATGAATTGCGCGATATAGCCATTGCCTTGTGCGTTTGTTCGCGTGAAGTTCGTACCACCTCCGAGAACTGGTACACGGCTCATTTGAAAGTAGGCATCACCTCCAATCGTGCCTTGACTTATTGAGCCGTTGAGGTAATAATTCACCGATGCGCCACCGCCACCACCCAATGGGAAGTTAGCTAAAGAACCATCGCCACGGACGTACTGGCTCACAACTCCGTTAGCAGTTATGTCAATGCTTGGCGTTGTGGTTGGGTTAGGTACGGCAACACTGAATGCTGGGTTTGTCGGGCTTGGTACTGTTGCCGCAACCGATGTAACCGTGCCATTTGTGAGGGTTGGAAATAGCGTTGGCGTTCCAGTGCCATCGAGATAGTCTGCGCTTGTCCCTGTTGGCACATCGAACTTGCCATCGAAGGTATTCCAATCAGCCGAGCTAAGGTAGCCATCTGTTGTGGTATCGGCTTGGCTTATGCTGATATCGGGAGTTGCCCCGCCGCTTGAGGATATCGGAGCGCTACCCGTTACCGAGGTTACGCCGCCGCCACCGCCACCACCTGGCACATTCACTTCAACCACTCCAGGCGAAGTTAGCGAAGCCGTCACGCCAGCGCCGGTGAAGTTCAGCGTTGTTGTGTTGGTGCTTACGTTGGTGCCTTCATCCTGAGTGCGCAATGGTGTTCCACCACCTCCACCAATTGCCACAAGCGGGTCGGCTGGTGTGCCGTTGCCTGTGATTGTCACCCCATCGACAGCCACCTCGGTAAGGCAAGGCTCGCATGGCTCGAAGTCTGGCAGAGGAATATCTCCAGTTTGGCAAGTGTCATAGCAGCCGTCCTCAGATGAGGTGCTGACATTAACATCCACATCAATAGCAACCGCTGCCCACTCATAGTTAACTGGTAAATACTTAATCTCATTAGCGTACCCGCTCGGCACTACCTCATAGGCAATTGCCCCGATTGCAGTTTTGAATTGCGGGTCAGTGCCGCTGATTAAACGAAGCACCCTCGATGCTACCCAATCCTGTGCATCGGCTGAGTCGCAAGGTAAATGGCTTTTACGCACCATTGCGTATGCCGTCATCGAGAAGCGTGTCTCATAGATTGAGCGGCAGCCTGCCAGCTTGAGCGAATCGTTTTTGGTGACGTTAATCTTGCCACGCTTGGCCCAAAAGAGCGTGCCCTGTTTGGCATCGTAATCGGTTACAGGAATCGCTTGGCCGTTGCCGATGTAGAACGCCCACGCCTTATCATTGCCCTCGCCTACAAGCTCGCTAAGGCCGTAAATCTTATCGAAGATATTGCCGACCTCAATACGTTGGTTAAGCCTGTCGAGAATGGTGGATAGTATATTCATTTATTCATTGCGTTAATGATTTGTTGCACAAGCTCGGCTGCATGGTCTTCGAGCATCTCGGCTTGCTCTTCAGGTGTCGGTTGGAAAATAGGGCCGTAGCCTTTGAATCTCTTACCATTGCCAAACTGAAGGCCTTGCGCTTTCTCCTTTTCAGAATCAGGCAATCCGATGCCAGCTGTTAGCCCTTCCGTGATTACTTCTTGTGATAAGAATCCACCCTTCAGCCTGCCAGTTAATTCGAGCGGTAACTTTCGCGATGTTTCTTTTTTAAGTTGAGCGTAGCCATCAGGAAAGTAAAGCGACTTAATCGGCTCGCCACGCTTACCTACTTTGAAACTACTCGGCGCATTCGCCAAAGTTCGAGGGCTGACATATATCGGAGTTGTTTTGTATAGTACGGTTGGCAATTTATTGCCCGCCGTATTCGTGCCACCAGTTGAGCCAGTGCCGAAAATGCGCTTAAACATGATGCGCTTCAATTCACGAACAGGGCCATACAAAGCAGTGAACTTGTTAGTCCAATCGTTGTACAATTCATCGAGGTTCTTTTGAATTTCGGCGGGTGTCGGCATGTTATGGCAGGGCTGTAACGTACTTCATGTTCTTTCTGCAATCCCAGCAATGCGTATCGTCAGGCAGGCGCATGTTCTGCAAGGTAGCGCCGAGGTCTTCGCTGTATCGCGTTGCTGCGATGTCGCGAGCTGCAACAATACCCTCAAAAGCATCGGCAGTGGCAAAGGGCTTCGAGCCCCGATTAACGATAACCGTTGTATTCACCCTTTGATTCGGGCTTACGGTCAGAGCATAGTTGTAAATCTCAACCGCCGTGGCATAGGCTAACGATAATGCCATCGTGCCACCAATCGAGCAGAGCCAACCTTGGCGGTCGCAGTTCACATTGTACGTGATACTCATCCCGGTGGTGTACTTGCTTGAGGTACTTGTCAGCACATTGGTTCCGTCTGTTGTTAATTCGATTCCAATCGCATCAACGAATGGACACATATGGGCTTCCTTTGGACCTCCTCCACAGCTTGTACATACGCCCTTCTTTGGCGTGAACTTCACCGTGTTCATCGTTGACTCGTACACGATTGCGATGTCAAGCTTGCGCTTGGCCGAGGTGAAGGTCTTGCCGATGAACTGGTCAAGCGCACCCTCTGCGTAGGTGATGGTCTCAAGCAGCTTGCCGGTGGTCATGTCGAAGATAAGCACCGGCACGTTGGTATTCGATGAAGCAATTGCCAGGTTAATATCTGCAAGGTAGAAGTTCAGATAACTAACCGTGTTCGGGTCAATCTTGAGCCTGATGCCACCATAGTTGCCAGCACCAAGTGCGGTCTGCACATTGGCATAATTGGACACCACTTGTCCAACGCGCTTGCTCTCGATGATCGTGTCGCTCTTCATCATCGGGCTGAGCTTAGTCAGCACATCGGATGAAAGCTTGCGCCATGCAAACGCACGTTTATCTTCGAAGAGTTCAACACCGTTGCGATATTGGTCCGTGATAAGTTGCCCTAAGAATGTCTGGTTGATTCCGAGGTCATCGATGTAGAGCCCTGTCGATGGCTCAGGTGATTCGCAGCCTCTTAATCCGAGTAGTGATTCAATGCACATCTCTTTAGTTTTTACAAAGATAAATAAAAAAAGGAGGGCACGAAGCCCTCCCTTTATTGCGTGGTTAGATTATCTAATCCGTCTTGGGTCAATAAGTCCTCATCGGCTTGCGAGAGTAAACTTACCGACCCGATTACGGGTTTACAATCTCAACACAGTTCACGTAGTTAACGCCAGCATACTTGTCGGCTGATTCGTAAATGTCAGTTGGAAGCGTTACAATCTTTCCAGTTGTAGTCAACACAATCGACAAATTACCGCAATCATCCTTCATGGTCAAATCTACTGGTACGCCAGCTGGTGTGAACACCAAGGTCTTAGAGTAGTTTGAACCAGCCACAGGCGTGATGCCCTGATTCCAATCAGCTAAGTTGAATGATAACCACTGAATTGCTCCGGCAGTAGTTACCAAGTTCTTAAGCTGCGAACCTTGAGCCGCTGCAACGCGAGAATCGTAAGCGAATCCGAATCCGTTCTGCTGGCTGATAGCCAACAAGTCGATGCCGAACTGAGTGCAGCAACCAGCTTGCACCGCGTTAGCATAACGCTGCATCTCAGCACCACCAAATACCACAGGCGCACCCGGATAGTTAGCCATGCGAGTTGCTTGAAGGATATCAGCAAGTGCGAACTCGTTCAATGCTTGCCCGCCAGTCTGGCGAGTAGCAACGCGCAAGCAGTCACCGCTTACAGTGTAGTAACCTGACACCTCAGTGCCCCACGTTCCGATGTCGGCAACAGCCTGAACAGCGGCAGCAGAAGCTACTTTGCGGTCAAGTACATCCATCAAACGCATTACCGACTCAAGCACATAGCGAGAATTCTCTTGGCAATGGCGAGCGATGTCAGCAGCATTGATCAGCTGAGATGCTTGGTACGTGTCAGTCACATCCAACGTATACGTGGTTGTGCT